AATTTTTTCATTCCAAAACCTTTTTCAATATCAACTTGAATTTTACAACATCTTGTGGTAGAAATGAGGCATACTTTTCACATTTACGCCTAAAATCAGGCCAACGAATTGTATCGGTGATTTTTTTATCCCACATTGGAAAGAAATTTAGAATTTTATTCAGTATTACCAAAGTTTCAATTGTAATCTCTTTGCGTAATGCCTTTGTCAATAATACCGGGTAATCGCCATCTGTTTTGATGACCTCATTTGGGTCACTTAGATTCTCAAAGACTGTCCTACAATCATTCTCAAACGCATAGGAAAGACTTTGGACGACTTTTTGACGATTACGATATCTTATATCAGCATCTTCTTCTAAAAGTTTACCAACCCATGTTTTATCGTCTTCCAGAAAGTTGGCAACCAAGAAATCTATTAAGGCATCCTTGTTGGTATACTTTCGGGAAAGTTTATAGAAATGATACTTGTCTTTACGATTTTCAAAGGACTGAACCGAATGGTTTGTTTTACCATTGTATTTGAAAAAATCGTATGTGTCCTTTGAGAAATGTAGTTTTAAAGATTCGTATATTCCAAATGTTTCATAACCAGTCATAAAGGTAAACGAGAACTTTTCTCTTTCAACATGTTATTATCCATGGCATCACTTTCCAACTTAGATTTCAAATTGGCGTTTACTAATGTTGCCGCTACTTCTATTTCAAGTCCAGTTTGTTTACAGTATTCTACAATCGCTTCTATGTGATTGTAATCAGTTTTGGAAACAAGAGCGTCAATGGCTTTGGCAAACTTCGCCATTTCATCTTTTGTTGGCATTATTCCTCACTTTTACATACTGATTGTGGTGCGTGAACAGGACAATTATCGTCATAACAATGATGTGTTGCCATCATCTCTTTGTTCAATCCGCACACTTCGCAAGTGGTTGCATTGGCACGAAATCTAGGAGGATTCATCAATGAATGAATTGTGGCATTCCATCTTTGTTTTGCCTGTTCATCAGAAAAAATATCGTATTGAGGAGTTTTAAATTCTTCAACACCATCATTATCTTCATTCCATTCATCTTCATTTACAATGTCTAATTTGCCATTGAAATAAAAACCTGAACCTTTTAGAAAAAATTCAAACTGCTCTAAAACTGTCATTAGTGAATCAGCAGTAAATTCTATTGTGGTTTCTGAAGGAGTATAATCATCGATTTGTTTAAATACATATTTCATTTTATCACCGTTTCATAAAGATTTTCAAATTGTTCATGCACAGCAACTTCTTCATCAAAGTTTTGCTTGTGATAAACTCTCACCAACTTCGCAACCAGTTTCTTAGGTAATTGCATTTGTTTTGCGGTCTCTGCAATACTCTCCCGAATAAAATCGTTTTCACCTTCGATTCGTGTCATTGAATCGGAACATTCTTTTACGATTTTAAACAACTTCTCACGGTCTGGTTGCGATAGTTGATTAATGCTCAACTGTTGAACTGCCATAACAAAAACTCCTTTTTATTTTTTAGCGGACGATGCTACATTATGAGATTGTGCTGAAGCCGCAAATGCAACACAAATTAAATCATCACTCTTGGCATATGAACAACGAACGGAAAGAGGATCAATTCCTTTTGCGATTGCATTGTCAATATTTCCTGCCATTAATGTTCTATCTTTAATGAAATAATACGACATACTTCCGACTGTGGTTAGAAGAATTAATGTCAAACAAATAACAAATGTCGAATCTAACTTAATTAAATCTGATACCTTTGCGTTCATAGTTGTTTTAAGTCCTTTCTGTTGTAAAAAATGTGTCTGCCTATTACTGCTGTTTTTTCCATGTTTTTCCATTTTGGACTCACATAATCTGCATGATAGAATAATGCACCGTGTGTTGGGTCTTCCATTCTTTCATAATTAGCATAAACATATATTGCCAAATTTCTAATGTCATTATACAATGAATTGTTACTATTTGTCAAGACCCTACCTTGCGACATTGCCTTAGGTCTTTCTTCGCAGTACCATGAAAATTGGCAAACACCTGCCATTTTTTGTTTTACGACACTACAAATGTCGGATTCAAATCGGTTACTTTTTACACGATTGATGGTGACAAAAGCAACGGCAACTTTACCTACATCAGGTTCGTGACCTGCTTCAAAGTAAATATTTTCCGCTAAACATTCAATTTCTTTTTTTGTATCTTCTGTTAAGTTGTTGTAATATGCTTTATATGGCATACTTGGTCTTTCAAAATTTGCCATAGCAACACTAAAACTCAAAATCATAAATGCAACAACAAAGGTAATTAATATGCGAACCTGCATAATTCTCCTTAATTAGTTAAGGACCGCAGATGCTAAAATCCGCGGTCCAATCCCGTATCAGGTGGACTTTTTGCTAGTCTTTTCTTGTGTATTGTTGGGGATTTGTGAAACGAAGCCGTTTAGAATTTGCGCTTTGGCAATAATATCAGCTTCACTAGGATATGGAGGGAATCCCGGATGTGCCGGTATTTCACTTCCATGTATTTTCGCAACTTCACACTTTGTAGCGTATTCGTTTGCGACTTGCTCACGCTTACCATAATAATCTTGCTCAAGCATACCTTGAGCCATTTTCAATAAATCCAATCGGATTTCGAATGGTGTCATATTTGACATAGTTTTCTCCTGTGTGTGTTATACTGGCGAGTGTGTGTGGTGCCAGTATTATATTTAGTAATTACCAAGCCCAAGAAACACAAGAATATCTTATTCCTGTCGTCACTGGTTCAACTCTATGTGGATATAAAAAACAAGACGGAAATACAATTGCGGTTCCTTCTCCCATCGGAATTACTTCATCACCCCACATTACAAGTTCGCCACCGGTATATTCATCATTTAGTCCTGCTAAAAAAGTCATTGTTGGAATGCCTTTTCTTTCACCATCAAACATGGAATGAATATGGTCACAATGTTCGGCCATAACTCTAGTTTCTTTATACATGTTAAATCGAACTTCTGAGTATCCTTCCCAACCATTAAACCAAGGAAAATTTAAATATGTCAAATACTCTTTATATGCATCCCATATTCTCTGCATAATATATGGTTGTGTTGACAAATTTTTTCCCCAAGCAACATCCAACTCTTTACTTCCGCTTCTTGTATTATTTGTTCCGGTATGCACATCATAAAACACATGCTGTTGCCAATTGGCATTTTCCATCTCTTTGATGGTTTGTTTACACGCTTCTTTATCAATCCAATTTTCCAAAACTACCACATATGAACTTAAATCTTTATTCATCATAATTAATCCCACAGTCCTTCATAATATTTACCAAACAAACGGAATCCATTTTTCATTCGTTTGTGAACAATCTCCATTCCGTCATAGTCACATTCGTAGGTGTCTTTAGGACCTTTTGACATTTGCATAAACTTGTGTTCACCTTTTGGCACTTCGTTGCCGTCTTTGTCAACAGGCACCCACAAAATGTCATGTTCGCCTGAACGATAATCATCTTCCCACGAATCATCGACTTTGTGTTCAAATGCAAAAATCATTTCATTGAGAACATAATCCCATCGTTTAAAATGATTCGCATCTGTATCATATTCATTTTCTTTTGGTGGTGCAGATGTTGATTTTAATTCTTCTGGAACATCTTCATCATCCACAAAAGGTGCGCCATGTTTTTCACTTTGCAATTGCTTCAACATTGGCAAAACAATATATGATAATGTGTGGTCCATTGACCAAGTATCCCAACGGTCAATCTTCACATAATCAATCTTGTGGTCAACTTTATCCCAAACCCATTGAATTGTTTTACTAATAGGTAGAAGGCGGTCAGACCACTTTTCAACCCACTCAGGATGTTCAATGTATTTGTATTTGCCATCTATCTCATCCAATGCAGATTGAATGTTACTATTGCGGCTGCATTTCGACCAGTCTGTCCAAAAGAACATGTAGTCCAAAATTGTATAGGGACTAATCCAATGGTCTTTGTATTTGTTAATATAAACAATCATGCTTTAAATCATCTTTCGAGTGAATAACATCTTTCAACTTACCAAACCCGGTGTGTCCGAGTTTCTCTTTATTCCATCCGTTCATCTTGTTTGGTTTGCACAACAAACAGCCTGCACGAGCATTTTTAGGTTTCTTTTTCTTGTGATGCATTTAGAATCCTTATAAGTGGTGAGTATTCTGTTACGAGGAACTCACCGAAACCCTAAGCAGTGTTTAGGCTGCTAATGCATAACTTTCGTCATTTGCATTTACTTTGTTTTGATTTTTACGCCTTGTCTGACGATTCTCCAGTTTTCTACTCATTGCCCTGTCGAGACCAGGTCACCCCCATCAAAAAAAGACATGAACCAAAATCAAAATTGTTAATAGTGTGATTACTATTACTTCATATGGTTTCAATCATATCTCCTTTTGGTGGAGGTGTCGGGAATCGAACCCGAGTCCAGAACACCTTTCAATTACCTTCAACGAATTAGGTGTGATGGTCAGCTTTCGCTTTTGCTACCGAATACTCGGTTCGTACCACCACATAAAAGAATATTGTATCAGATATTGTGATACTTGTCAATATATTTATTCAATCCTGCCAGGTAATGTTTTTTGTCCTCTATGAATATCTGAGGTTGTTGATTTTCTACGGCAATTGCAATTACGATTTGGTTAATGAAAATGCCTGTTCGTTCTCCAAACATTTCTGCGTAGGCTGAGGCTTGCATAAAATAATTGGCAATTTGGTCTTTCTCTTTGGAGTAATTTGCGGTCTTCCAGTCAATGATGGAAATTTCTCCGTTCCATTCTCCAATGCAGTCACATCTTCCTGCAAGGCGTAATTCATCACTAAACAAGGGTTGTTCGATGCCATAAATGTTATTTACATGCGTATCTAAAAAAGGTTTTAATTTCAAAAATAATTCTTTTGTATCAGGCATTACTGAGTGCATTTGAAGTGGTGACATTTCATTGAGTAAATACTTTTCAACAGTATTGTGCAATTTGGTGCCACGACCTGATGCTTTGCGAGATATACGATTTGCTTCTTCTTCACCAACTCTTTGTCGCCATTCATAAATGGCTTGTTTATTATATGATGACAATACCGTAGTAATAGACGGATAAACATTGCCTGTTGGCGTCTTGTATGTTCTACCACTTTCGGTTGTTACAGATTCTAATTCAAAATTTAAGGCATCTAGTTTTACATGGTTAAAATTCACTTCGGTTATCCTAGATGCTTTTTGACGATTTGTTCCGTCTTTACTTGTTTGATTGATTTCTTTCCAAATCTTTGTGCAACCTTAGAGGTTGGATGTGCTTCTGCGACCTTAGAAAGAACCTCATTGAATCCAGATGGAACACGACCACTTCTGGAGTTAGAAGTTGAAACACCTGACACTAAAGCAGGTGCAGTTATAATTGATTGAATGTGTGGATTATTTTTTAGATATTCTTCACGCTCTGAAATCTTCATTAAGACTTCAAATTCTTCATCAGTTTGGGTGTTGCGAAATTGATAGGTTGGCATTATTAGTCACCGCATTTGCGAACCAGTTAGGTACTGGTCGCTTTGTCCATTTAGCAAAATGTATTTTTCTTTCAATATAATATTTATGATAAGAAGCGAGAGAATCACCGGCAATTTTACATTCATCAGGCATCGCAGGCGTGGGAGGATAAAAATCACCACCAGACATTTTAATTGGTGGAATATCCAAACAATTCAGTAAACGGCTACAGGCATGTTGTTTACCATAACGAAATGTATATTCTTTGCACAAGAATTCCCACATTGTAAACAACCACCCGTAGTTTGCAACATTGGCACGAACCCACACACCTGATGGGTGATTAACATGTGATGCTTTCATCAAACGACCTTCACGGTCATCATGTAAACGCCAACGCTTAATTTTTCGACCATTTGCGGTCTTATCAAAATATTCTTCACCATCGAGAACACGATGAGCCGTGGACATAAGTTGAGCATATTCAATAATCATCTTAACCACATGTTTGTCCAAATGCATTTCTGCACAGGTTTTTGGATGTCGGTCAAGATAGAATATGTTCATGGTAGTTCCCTATCAGTCATCATTTTTTTCTTTTTCATACCACCTTTGTGTTTTTCTTCGGGTTGAATATCTTCATCACGAACTGTTTCCCACAATTCATTGAATCGTGCATTGAGACAATCGTGGATATCTTCAATCGAACCTTCAATGTACCAAAGTGCATTTCTTACATCTTCGGTATTTGCTTGTTCTGCACCAATAGAAATTACACGCAAGACGCTTGACATTGCACTCAAACGAATGATTTGCGTTTCAATATTTGACAATTCACCATAATATTTCATTACCAACTCCCATCATCAATCCAAACTCTAATCGTTAAAAACAGAAATGTAAAACTATATGTTCTTTCATTTTCTGTCGCATATTCATTGATTTCTTTTCTGAACCACGGTAAAACTTTCCA